TCCGCTGGAGGTGGGTTATCAGCAGGTTGTTGTGCTTGTTGTTGCGCTGGTTCACCTGGTACTTGCTCTGCATTGCCCGGAGTTGCTTCTGGTGTAACAGATGGCTGTTGAGTCTGAGCTGGTTCAGCTGGCGGTACGTTCGCTGTATTTGTGTTCTGTTGTTCATGAGTCATGGTTCTCTTCCTCTGAATAAGCTGGATCGTTTGCTTGATTTACTTGGTTGATAATGAAATGGATAACGCTTTGCTGGCCTAACCGGTGACAGGTTTCACGTTCACCGCCACGCTCATTCGATACAAAAGCTTCCCGACAGAATTTAGCGGTTAGGTGTTCAAGCACTCGCTGGCCATTAATGTCCAGATCAAATACGGTCTGATAAGTCACTGGCGTAGCTGGTCTTAATCGCCGTGTACGTACGTATTGACCTTGTTGGGTTTGTTCTTCTTCTGGATCTGGCGTTTGAGCGAGTTCTTTTATATGTTCTTGAGCTTTTTCAAGGGCATCCTCAAGCTGAGATATTTTCTGGATAGTCTTAATTTCAGCTACTGACTTGTGGTAATTAACAGCCTCTAAACCACGTTTTTCTCTATGGCACTTCCACCAGCCAGCTAGTGAAATCAGTAAGGCAATAGCAAGTACCGCGACAATTAAAATCATTGCATTGTCTCACTGGTTAATTGAGTTTCCAGGCCTTTAGCTAAAGCGCCACTCATCTGTTGAGTCATTGCCGCTTCTTGTTCTTGTGCAGCAGCTGCCTGTTGCTGTTCTGCCCTCTGCTGGCGTATTGCCTGAATACGGTCATCTGTACGCATGGTTGCCGTTGGTACGCCCAGTCGAGCGCCTGTAACTTGAGCTACTGCATCCAGATCAATGTTGTCCAGAACAGATGGATCACTTTGTGCGACCTGTCCAATTAATGCCAGGTGACGTTCAATAGCACTTACATCTTCCAGCTGCTGAGCACGTGCAAGCGGTGAAATAAATTTGAATGAAAGATTACGGCCTTGCATTTCTTCTGGTGCTTCGCCTAGCGCGTTTGCCCGATATGCCAAACCAAAAGAACGCTGCAACAATGGAGTAAGTAATTCAGCCTGTGAGCGTCCATACAATGGACCTAACTGTTGCCGGATCAGATCTACACGCACATGCACTTCGGTTGCTGTCATGGCTGGGCCACTTGCAGGTTGTAAAGCATCTGCCATAAGTTTTTTACGGATGCCAGCCTGTAAGCGTTCAATACCCACATCAGATACCTGGATACTTTTCCCATCATCCAGACGTTTCATTGAAACTACACTTGCTGCAGTGAAAATCTTTCCACCACCAAGCCGTACTGTGCGAGGATTTAAAGTTCCATCATCCTCTGCGATATACATACCTAAAACGCCTATTTCCAAGCTTCTTAAGTAATCGCGCATGATTTTGTTGACTGTCTTGGCATCAGGCAAGGCTACAGACATAGCCCCAACGCCATATACGCTACCTGGTAACTTTCGATAGCGCGGCACGGCGCATGGAAACTCGTTATAACCAGACTCTTTAAGAATGATTTTGTTATCAACTTCCACATGGTATGAAGCAAAAGCCATATGCTTAGGTAGCAATGGCCGATCATCTATAGGCTGTTTATACTCAGGACGAGGCATGATGGCATGCATGATCTTGAATCGTTTATCTGGTTCTTTCTCTGCAGCATCACGTACAGCCAGACTTACTTTCTCCTCGCCATATTCTTTGATGATTGCAGCTGCTGTCATTTCATAGACGCGGAAAATCGTATCTACGATGTAATCAGGTCGTGTTGAAGCGATATAACACTCACCGATTGGCCAGTTCTGAAAGACATAACCCCCACCAGCCCGACGGTTGATGTCTTCGTACATGACAGCCCAACCAGCCACGGTATAGTCCAGTGTTAGATCAAAGATTTCTGAATCAAAATTTGCACCATGAATATTGCGCCAAATGAATTGGCATATATCATCCAGCCACTGTTCACTCTCAGTAATTTCTGCCGGATCATCCACACCATCAGGTACAGCTTTAAACCAGATCGCATTTGCTGGTGTAGTGCCTGAAATTAAACTTGATACAAGTAAAAGAATTGCCTCAGCAGCGGTTGAATCAAGCAGCTCTGCCCGTTGGTTGTTACGTGTTGATGTAATATCCCCACCATCAAAAGCCTGTTGACGCTCTGGTGCGCCGTACTGATAGCACTGTTTCCAATGTGCTTCAAAGGGCAAGCGAGCTGCTTTTAATTCTTGAAGGCGCTTACATAGCTGAGCTGCTTTATCATCCATATTAGCCACCTAAAGTTATTTTCTTTTCATCTTCTGAAGTAGAAGACAGAACTTCTGAAGCCTTACGTTTTTTACGCTGAGCTGTGGCTACATTGGCCTCCTCTTGTGCTTTGCGCTTGGCTTCACGGTCTGCTGCTTCTGCATCAAAACCTTGTGAGTCAGCTTTCGTATCAGTAAGGCCAACTGCATCTGTCACTTTAGAAATGACTTTCCCAATAGTTCCACCGCACATTAATGCATCTCCTTTGAGGTCCATCCTTTCTCGGTCAATACAGATTCACGGCGTGCATTTGCCTGAGTATTAGCTTGGCTTGCTTGAGTGACTAGTGCTGGGCTAGAAGTAACTGAACTCTGTTTTAACTGAGCATTTTCCTGCTCAAGTCGGTTCATGCGTTCCTGCATCTTGGCAAATTGAACAGCCAGATCATCTTCTGATACTGGTGTAGTGGTTGTACCCTCTTGATCAGGTGCTGCTAAGATCTCAGCTTTGGTTTCTGATGCGGTATCATGATTTTCATGAAGCACAGGCTGTGGTGTTAGTTCTACAGTTTCTGTGGTTTTATTTTCTTCTGGTGTAGTGGTTGCACCAGGTACTTGAGTTTTACGAGCTGCCATAAAAAAAGCCTCAAACGTTAATGATCAAGGCTTAGTGTTGTATGGAGTAGTTCGAAGTTTGTTGGGTATTTATTTTAAATTCGATGCTACACCTAAAGCACTTTCTACTACTTCCTGAAAAGAGGAAGATTTAAATATTATTTTGCTATGCCTCTTTTTTAAAGAGTACACATAGTTATCAATAACCAAACTTCTAATCATTTCAATTTTTTCTTTTAGATAAGTTATACGATTTTCAATTAATGAAAGATCATGGTTATTTATTATCACCTCATTATTATTTAGCTGAAAATTCTTAATCTTACTTTTTAATTCATCATTTAAATAAACATTACTACATTTATGTGTAGGATTTTTTAAAGGTGATAAATCAATAATAAAATAATCTTTAATGTCTTCACGGGCTATATGTAGACTCTTTTCTAAAAAAAACTCTAAAATCTCTGAAGGTTCATCAATAAATTTTAAAAAAATATTACTAGTGCCTACCTGAATTTCCTTAGTTTCAATTTTTTCAGTTAGATTAAATTCCTGTCTAGCTTTAGAAAATTCAACAATGTCATGTTCGAATTTGCTTTTTAATCTTTTTTCAAGAGTTTTATACTGAGTTCTTAATTCCTTTTTAGTTGCTAAAAATTCTGCTAAGATATTTTTTGCATCTTTAGTCTTATCAGAATCTGATTTTGCTAGTTTTATTAAATCATCTAGGTTCATTCTTTCTAACTTTATCTCTTAATAAAAGTCTAATTTATCATATAATTTTGTTAATTTTTCCTCTTGACAAATAAAATTAAATTACTAAATAGTTTTAATTCTGTTCCATTCGGAAATAATTTCATCCACCTCTTTATATTCAACTATTTTAAATACTCTCTTACCTTCTAGCTGTTTCATTAATAAAACTTTGTCTCCATTCATTTCAATTAAGACCCAACCCTCAGTTTTATCTTTTAATTTAACAATACTTTTAGAAAAAGAAAGAAGGGAGTATCTATCAGCTTCTTGACCTCCTTCATAATAAACAACGCCTAAAAGTGCTGCTATGATAATTATTGACATTATTGGATAACCAGCCTTTTTTATAAAACTATAATTTTCATGTATATTCTCCTTCGCTGTTTTTCTGGAATAAATGAAAAAATTAATTGCAGACATTACGAGTGTTGCACTTGTCGTCAATATATATAATCCTCGAGAAAGTAAAGGAAAATTAACAAGTGTACTTAAGAAAGCAATCACAGTAATTGCAATAAATCCTACTAAAGAGACTTCCCAGTATTTTTCATTATAAAGAGAATTAAAAAAACCCATTATAATTCCCAATATAGAGAAAAATATTAAATTAATAGACGACAAAAACAACTGTTGCGGAGATAGCGTAAAGATATACCAACTAATACCTAGTGCTTCATAAAATCCATATTTATATAACAGTGATATACCTACACTTAAAATAAAGAGAATAGTTAGTAACTCAGCAACACTTATCTTTTTTGTTATTTCACTAATCAATGTCATTGGTTGTATTTCTTGAAACAGTTCAAAACATTATACCTATTTAAATTTGTTAAAAAAATTCTGTTTTTTAGAACCGACATACTGACACCAGCCCCAAACTTCACGACAGAAAAGCCACTTGTCGTTGACCTCCAGGCACTGCATGATTTAATTCTTAATATCAAAATGTTCAGATAACTGTAAATATTTTTTATTAGTGACTATCTCTATTATTTTCTTTATCTGGCATATCAGATGGTTACAATATTACAGGATCTGCCTAAGAAACTCTTTTCAGTGGTTGATTGAATAAGGTTACTGTGGAACTGAAGACAATTGGATAATTACTATATTAAATACTAGTGACTTGTAATTGTGTAATTTGAATTTTGCAGACATACTGCACTAAAAACTATTATCAACTTTTAAATTGTGAAAATTTAATAAATTTATATAAAGAGGGCATATGGCTACTTTTATTCAAGGACTTGACTCACGCTATATTCACACCCTACCATCTTTAGAAAAACAAATTAAAGAACGTTTTAATATTGATAATGAAACAAAAAAACCTTTCAACATTCAAGAGCTATCTGAGCGCATTGGAGAGAAGCCAAGTCTTCTATTAACTGCAATGCTGATGACGGATTCGAAGTGTAGTAAGTTTGGTGTTGAGTGCTTAATTGAAGTGCTTGCTGGTATTGCTGAAAATAGTCCAGTATATGTTGCTGTACTTGATTATGGCTCATATGAGACTAGACCATTTAACTTCGAACTGAAAACCTGTGGCTTCCTCAGTGAAGTATTCAATTCTATTAATGAGCTGTTAGGTGAGTGCGATCATGCATGTTTTGGTTTCAAGTTTATACCAGAAAATAAAATTTCAAAGTCACATTTACGAAATGGCCAATCTGATCTTTCTGGAACATTCTCGCTTGATTTGACAATAGAGCTATATATGACAATTTTTGCTAATGAAATAAATCAAAATATAGCGAAAAGAATATGTGAAAATTTTTTAATAGGGAGAGTTGTTGTTGAATTTGATGGCAATACACACCTCGGTGATGAACAAGTTAGAAGTGATAAGCTTCGTGACTCAATGATTCAGGGTGAAGGTTGTACTGTATTTCGTATACAATCAACGTACCAGCAAACAGGTACAGGTAGTACTAAAGCTAATAAAGAGAATCTTTCAACTTTACTTAATGGTCAAGTTGAAGATATAAAAAATCATTTTAAAAATCGATTTTATGAGGCTATTTCTGTTAATTATTTATTAAGACGAATAATTAATAGTAATCTTCAAAATATGCCTCAATCCGCATTAAGTGAAATAAAAAATAAACCCTCACTTAGAGCCAATCTCCCGGCCCAATTCATCGATGACCTGATCACATAATCCGCCGTCTTCAAAAATATCCATCTGGCCAAACCTGTACCGATACGTTAGCTGCTCACCTATACGCGGAAAACGGTCTATACCGGTCTGATCCTGCCAAAGCATAATGAGCTGGTCGCCGTTCTCAAAAAAAGGACGTGCACCAGTGGACCATGCTGAAACTGTGGTTGATCCGCTTACTTTTAAAAGCATTGCTATTTTCTCGTGTGAAAAACCTAAGTTGCGTAGGTCTAAAAGCATCCGGCCAAAGTCTGGTGCTTTGTAGTGATTACGTGCCTTGATAAAGCGTTTTGCCTTCTTGTTTGCGTCAAAGAAACGCGCGCGTGCGCGAGGAGAGTCTTCAAACGCTAAATTATCGACCCCAAATTCAAATCCCAGATTGCTCATAGACCACCCCATGTATTAGAAATATTCGTATTCCCAAGTATTATTTTTGGTATTGCGCGTTACGGCGATAAACGGAATTGGGAACATAGCAGCTGCAACTTTGATCTTGACCCGTGCATCATCTTCCCAATGCCCTTTTACTTCATGGGCTTCAATTTCCCCTGTAGCCTTTAGGACAATAAAATCAGGCGAGTAAAATGTCTTATTAGCCAGTCGAAACTTCATTGAATCGAATGCATACCAGATAATTTCACCAGCATTTTTCAATCCTTCTAAGTACCCTGCGTAATTTCGCTCTGTTTGGTTCATTTCCCCTTGTTTAAGTCTGCCTAGCACTCTGGCATCATTTTTTGGCTTAGATGGCTGTACGGCGCTAATTTTGCGTTTCTCGTGGGCTTTTAAATGATTCTCCAGCTGATCTTCACTCCAACGTAGGTTCATACACTGCCCCCCCAAAAAGATCTTTATATTGAGCAGCTGGATTTAACCAAAGACATTCAGTTCTAAGATCAGTACCACGACCTGAAGAAATACGGGCCTTCGTTTCAATACGCTGCCAGCCTTTCAAAGTATCGTCATAAAGCTCGCTTGGATAACCAGAAAGAATTACCATCCCCTCTAGCTCAAGTAAGGTGTTAAGTAAGTCTAAATGACCTTTATCATCCAGCTCATGACGATAGACACGGCCAGTCTTAGCACCTTCATAGCGCGTATCATGGACATACGGTGGATCTACATAATGCAGAGTAGTAGAAGCGTCATGATCGTTAAGAACCTGTAAGGCTGGCCGATTTTCTATGAGGACTCCACTTAATCTCTGGCCAATTTGACTTAGATGCTCTGGATATGCAGTCCATAGTGATTGTGCTGTTCCGTATTGACGCTTGGTATCAATTCGAAAGCCTGTAATACCCTTAGTGGCTCCAGCAGATCCAAAGCCCATCTGAGCTCGAATAATTGTACGGCGTGCACGCTCTACTGAATCTTCAGCAACCTCCCAAGAGTTTTCAAATTCTTCACGGCTGTAAGGGGTTAAAATTAGTTGCTCAATAAGTTTTTCTCTCGAGCTAGAACTTCGAAGTACCTTAAATAGATTGACGATATCGCCGTCAAGATCGTTATAAACTTCAGCGTACGCTCGTGGCTTTTGCAGAAGAACTCCAGCTGCTCCACCGAATGTCTCAGTGTAACAAGTATGGTTTGGCATATGAGCAATTACCCAGTGTGCTAAACGAAACTTACCACCGTGGTACCGGATTAAAGGGTGCTTCATGTTATTGCCCCTTAGCCAAACGGTATGCTTCTGCTGGTGATTGGCCACTAGCAATCAGCTTTTGTTGGTGAGTAGGCGCATGCTTTGCACGTTGCTTGATTGCTGCCGACAGTTCTGGTGGACATGGCACAGCCTGATGCTCTTTTTGTTCGATGTGTACCGGCTTTACTGGTGGTATATACATCATCTGAACACGTCCGGCTTTTCTCGCTTTATCCAGGTAATCGCTATAAATATCTCTAAACGCAAAATGTGCTGCTTTCTGGCCTTCGGTTTTCATGACATGACGGACTTCATCAAGTGCACGTTTGGCCAGTGTGGTAATTTTCTGGTTTCGGTCAGCTTCAAAATTGAGTGCTTTGGCCCATGCTTGTTCTGCAGTCCACCAGTCACCGTCATGTACACACCAGGAACGAAACTCAGGAAGTGATGGACACCACTTTTCAGAATTCATGCGTTGTAAGCCACGGCGCAGTTCTTCAGGTTTCAAACCGTTCAAAACTGTGCAAACGGTGAACTGCAATTCAGATGGTTCAATCTCGCCAAATTTTTTATCGAATGCTTCGCCGTAGAGGGCTTGCATACGGCCTAGTACCTGGTCTGCAATCTCTGGTGGAAAATCAACCGTGAAAGCGTCCTGAAATAATTGAATATTGCTCATGCTTCACCTCGTGGAATAACACCTTGGCCATAGCGGTGACGTGTTTTATCAGACTTGGTTTTCTGTACTGGTGCCTTCGCGGCTTTGCCAGCTTGTCCCTGTAATTCGCTTTTTCGGTTTTTCAAGAATGTGAGCCAGCTCCCCATCCAGCCCTGGCTGGTCTGTGCTGTTGCGGTAAGCGACCATTGCCCCAGCTTTCTGAGAAGATCCAGTATTTCGGTTGAGCTGAGTTCAGGAAAACTGACCAGCGCTTGCTTTTGGAAATCACTGGCCACTGGATAAACTTCGCTGAGTTCTTTCAGCGAGTATCGTTTCTTGTCCTGCGAATAATATTCGATGAATTGCAGCATCGATTTGTTTTGTGCAACGAAAGTTTTTTCATGCGTTTCATCATTAATATTTTCTTTCTCTTCTTTTCTTTCTTTCTTTTCTTTCTTAGTGTGCCCATTTTCGGCATGGGTGTTATGCCCTTTTTCGGCACTACTCCCCTGCCCATTTTCGGCAGTAGTGCCATTTTTAGGTACTGCCGTTTTTAGGCATGGGTTAGTGATAGTAAACTTGTTAGTTTTACCATCCTCACGATGTACTGAAAGAAGCTTAAAATCCTCCAATTGTTTTACAGCTTCGAATAATGTGTGAGGTTTTATACCAGTTTTAGCCTGTAAGAACTTAGACTCAATAGCCCAATTCTTGCGCTTAAAACCTTCTGTAAATCGACTGATTACTACATAGCATTTAAGGGCATTACCGGTTATTTTTGCCACATAATCATCGTCAACAAGATAATTAGGCGTCTTGGTATAGCCCTCATCTTTCTGTTCTATAGACATTTCAGCCCCTCGTAGTGGCTGCGGATCAGTTTGCTTTGTCGGAAACTGGATTACTTTTGCTGTATTCATTTCTTCACAGCCTCCGCAATACGTGCTAAATTTGACATTCAGAGTTCCTCATTCATCACTGTTGTGTCGGATGGCAAATCAGGCTCAACTGGTCGCACAGTTGGGCTTTTTTTGTGCCTGCTGTTTTCGGTAGGGGTTCAGGTTGAAGCTCAAAACTGGTTTCTACGGTATCTGTGGTCAGACGCATTAATCGACTGAGAGAATGGAGTCGTTCTCTTACTTCAGTGATATTTGAAATGCCTAAACTTCTCATATGTTCAGACAAAGTTTTGTTCTCCGACTTAGAGATTGCTTCTAAATCGCGTTTTTCTTCATATGTGCATTTAAACGTGATGCTTTCAGTGAGTTTTTCAGACATTGGTTCACCTAAGCAGAAAGATTTTGAAATTCTTTTAAAGATGGACAGAGATCAGCAGCTTTAAATTTACCTTGGGTCGCTTTCTCAGCACGAATAGCAACCAGCTCAGACATTTTTTTAGCGCCGCGTACCCAACCAGATACTGCAGGTTGCTTAACGGAAAGAGCCTTAGCTGTGCTTTCTTGTCCACCAAAATGTTTAACCAGTAATTGGTAAATATTTTCTGATGAGTCATTCATAGTTATATCCTCATAAAGATATAACCATATTATAACTACAGTTATTATCAGTCAATAACTATAGTTGTTTGAATACCTATAACCTAGGTTATATATTTATTATAAATTTGCGGTATATGTTTTATGTCTACACTTAAAGAACGTTTAAAGACCTCTCGTTTAAAAACAGGTAAAACTCAGCTGGAAATTGCTGAGGCAGTTGGTATATCTCAACCTGCATATCAGGCTCTGGAGTCAGGTAGAAATCAAAAAAGTGCTTTCCTTGCCGAGATTGCACAGGTACTTAATGTAGATGCTTATTGGCTTCAGACAGGTAAAGAACAGCCTCAGAAAAATATTGAAAAAGAAGAATCAAATGTAGTTATCGCAGAAAAAACTTTAAGAAAAATTCCTATACTAGATTTTGTTCAGGCAGGTCATTGGCGCGAAGTAGTCTATGATGGCCTTAATCCTATGGGATGGACATACAGTGATTATCAAGGAATTAAACCAGATGAAATATTTAGCGTTACAGTTATAGGCTTGAGCATGTCGCCTAGATTTATGCCTGGTGATAAATTAGTTATTGATCCAAACTTAGCAGCTCAGCCTGGTGACTTTGTGATTGCTTGTAATAATGACTATGAGATAACTTTTAAAAAATATCGTGTTACTGGCTACGATGAAGAAGGAAGAGAGCACTTTCAATTAGTACCATTGAACCCTGATTTTGCGTTATTAGATTCTAAAATAAATAATATTCGTATTATCGGTGTAGTCGTCAGTCATATCCAGAATTTCAAATAATTTAAAATGGTGAATATATGCTTTTTTGGCTAATTATTGGGGTAGTTGGATTAGGCTTATACTTTTTGAGCCGAAATAGAACGGAAAAAAAAGATCATACAATAATTACGCATAAGCGGACTATCCAAACACCTGATGGAGAAGTTCATATACAGAGAACACAGACAATAGATAGTGTTAGAACAACTTATACTAGACAGGATTTATCCAAACAAATTATAAAGGACATAGCTCTACCTAATACACCCAACAATTCAGAAATTCCAAATTCTAAAGAAGTTGAATCTCGACCTTTAATAATTTGCAATGATCAGCCCCACCGTTTTGCACATCAAACTCAACAATCTACAAATGAAGTCCCTAGGGAAGAAAATACATTTTCTTTGATCTCTCCTAAAGTTGATATTCAACAAAATTTATTTGAAGAAAATTGTGAAAATAAAATATGCCCCAACTGTGAGAGAACTTTACATTTCAACTCATTTAGAAAATCTAGCAAGTACCCTGATGGCTTAACAAAATGGTGCATAGATTGTCTTAATAATTATCAGGCTAGACTACCCAAGAATAAAAAACAGTGTCCTAAATGTAAAAAGATACGTCTAAAATCAAGCTACTATAAAAATAAAAATACTGAAGATGGTTTAACGAAATGGTGTACTACATGTATGGACAAATCTAGAAAATAG